AGGGCTGGGAACCCGTTAGAGCTTCTGATCATCCCGAGATTCGTTTGTTTAACTCTGCTGCGGCTAAGTTTCCAGACAGTATCGAGGTAGGTGGTCTCTTGCTTTGCAAAACACCTGTAGAGTTTACTGAGCAACGTAATGCGTATTATCGCCAACAAGCGGATGCGCAAATGGAATCAGTTGACAATACATACATGCGCGAGAATGATCCGAGGATGCCTATGTTCAAAGAACGTAAGTCCACGGTCACTTTCGGAAAAGGTACTTAATTTTTAGGAGTCTTAAATGGCAACTACAGCAGCACCCTATGGGCTACGTCCCATAAATCGTATCGACGGCATGCCCTATGCTGGCGCTACGAGTCAGTTCTTGATTAACCCAGCAGGACTTGCTTCCAACTTGTTTTATGGTCAAGTTGTTCTTATCAATTCCGCAGGTTATATCGCATTGTCTACAGCCGATGGCTCAGACATCACTACCAATAACCTTGGTGGTTCTAGTGTAGGTGCAATTGGCGTTTTCGTCGGCGCATCCTACATCAACGCACAAGGTCAACAGATTTACGGTCAGTACTATCCCTCCGGCACAACCGGCGTGGTGACTGCATACGTAATTACTGACCCGTTTGTTACCTTCCAAGCACAGCTAAATGGTTCTGGCGCTCAAACAGTTTTGGGCACTAACACTTTCTTTGCTGCTGTACAGAGCACTAGCACTGGTTCAACCCAGACTGGTAACTCAACTAGCGCTTTGACGTCTAGTGTAGTAACAACTGCTGCGGCCTTCCGTATTGTGGGTTTTGCATCAACTCCGGGCGATGCGTTTACTGATGTGTTGGTTAAATTCAACCCCAGTGCCCATTCGTTCTTAAACAACGTTGGCCTGTAAGGAGTAAATCATGGCAATTTCACGCGCACAACTACTTAAAGAACTTCTTCCCGGCTTAAACGCTTTGTTTGGTTTGGAGTACGCAAAATATGGTGAAGAGCATAAAGAAATTTATGAAACTGAAACCTCTGAGCGTTCTTTTGAAGAAGAGACAAAACTGTCCGGCTTTGGACAAGCACCAGTCAAAAACGAGGGTTCTGCCATCGCTTATGACAATGCACAAGAAGCATGGACTGCACGTTACACCCACGAAACCATTGCGATGGGCTTTTCCATCACAGAGGAAGCTGTGGAAGATAACTTGTATGACTCTTTGTCTTCACGCTACACCAAGGCTTTGGCCCGTGGTATGGCTTACACCAAGCAGGTCAAGGCTGCTGCAATCTTGAACAACGGCTTTGCCGGTGGCCCCACCTATGGTGACGGTCAAGTTTTGTTCTCGACATCACATCCTTTGGTCTCCGGTGGCGTTAACAGCAATACACCATCTACCGCTGCTGACTTGAATGAAACATCGTTGGAAAACGCTGTTATTCAGATCGCTGCTTGGACAGATGAGCGTAGCTTGCTAATCGCTGCAAAGCCACGTAAGTTGATTGTTCCTCCTTCTTTGATGTTCGTTGCTACTCGTTTGTTGGAAACCGAACTCCGTGTTTCTACAGCCGACAATGACATCAACGCATTGAAGAACAACGGCTCAATCCCTGAAGGCTACACCGTTAATCACTATCTAACAGACACCAATGCTTGGTTCCTGTGTACAGATGTGCCTAACGGCTTGAAGCACTTCGTGCGTACCCCCATGTCTACAGGCATGGACGGTGACTTTGACACAGGTAACGTTCGTTACAAAGCTCGTGAGCGTTACAGCTTCGGCGTGTCAGATCCTTTGGGCGTGTTCGGTTCACCCGGCGCTTAATAGGCATCAAAAAAAAGGGGAGCTTCGGCTCCCTTTTTTGTTGCATTAGTTTAAACGTAGTGGTATAAATACATTAATCCGGGCTTATCCGGTGTTCTGACAGTCCCGGCTGACGACATGCAGACAGAACACCTCAACTTGCATGTAAGGAATACATCATGGCACGCACTACGTTTCAAGGCCCAGTTCGTTCATTGGGCGGCATTTATCAACAAGGCCCAGCGGCTGTCGTTGAAATCACATCTAGCACCACATTAAACCCTGTAGATCACGGCGGTCGTATCATTTCTGTTGGTGGTTCTTTGGCGGCGGCACTAACATTGACATTGCCAGCTATTAACGTATCAGCAAACTCTGTTACATCTGGCCCCGGTCAAGACCCAAGCACAGTTAACAACGAAGGCGTTGTTTACACAATCTGGGTTCCTACTACCATCTCTACAAGCTCCTTGAAGATTGGTACTAACGGCACTGACAAGTTTGTTGGTTCTTTGATCTCTGTAGACACGGACACTGCTGGCGCAGTTGTTGGCTTTACAGCCGGAGCATCTAACGACTTCATTAACTTGAACGGCACAACAACTGGTGGCGTAGCAGGTACATGCATTCAGATCGTTGCAATCGCAGCTAACAAGTACATGGTTAAAGGCCAATTACTTGGCTCTGGTGTTGTTGCTACACCTTTTGCAGATTCCTAATCAACCCAAGGGGCTTCGGCCCCGTTTTTAAAGGAGATTGATTATGATGCAAACAGACGTAAAGTCGCTTCTTGTAGCGGCTTCAGCAACAGACACTGTTGTTGGCGGCACAAACCGTAATAGGTTAAAAGCTCTTACCATTTCATACGCAGCTACTGGTGGAACGGTAGTTGTCAAAGACGGAGCCGGAAGTTCTACTACGTTATTTTCGTTTCCAGCCCCTACAGCAATTGGAACAATACATATCCTGATACCGGGAGAAGGTATTTTGGCTAGAACTAGCTTGGCAGTCACCACAGGTGCTGGTGCTTCTGTGGTTGTGTACTATGGCTAAGTCACCAGCATGGCAGAGGAAAGAAGGCAAGTCCGAGAAGGGCGGCTTGAACGCCAAAGGTCGAGCCTCCGCAAAAGCGCAAGGTATGAATTTGAAGGCTCCCCAGCCCGAAGGAGGCTCTCGGCGCGACTCTTTCTGTGCGAGGATGGGCGGCATGAAAAAGAAGCTAACGAGTGCCAAGACAGCCAACGATCCGGATTCACGCATCAATAAAGCTTTGAGGGCTTGGAATTGTTAGATTTAAACACAGCATGGTCAGCAATCCTATCTTTAGTGATAGGTTTGCTTGGCTACATGATGAATGAAAAGTTCAGGGAACTGGCTCGCGTCACGATCCTGTTGAACAAAACACGCGAGGAGGTTGCCCGTGATAACGTTACTCAAGCAGAAATTGACCGCATTACTAACCACATTGACCAACGCTTTAACAAGCTTGAAGCAAAAATTGACCAGCTTATTCAAAAGGGGTGAATAAATGAACCCAGCAACAAGAGCCGCATTATTTTTAGCTGATCGCGCTGGTATTGATGTTCCAAAACCCGTCAGAGTGTTGGCGGATCCAATTGGCTCTGCTGTTAATTATTTTGGCCCAAAAATTAATGAAGCTTTAGGCGCAGCCCCCGGCACAGCAGAGGCAGTAGCCAATCCTAAAGGGTTCTTAAAAGATCTAGCCAAAGATGTTGGTAAAGATTATTTAAGAGATAAAAGCGACATTCCCGTAGAAGACCGCAGTTTCTCATCGTCAGGGGGTGGCGGTAGAGCTTATACAGATGATGAGTTATCTAGCGGTACTTCGGCATACAAACGTGGCGGCAAAGTTAAAAACACCGCCTCACGTCGTGGTGATGGAATTGCTCAACGTGGTAAGACTCGTGGTAGGTATTTGTAATGCCAAGCACAAGTAAAAAGCAACATAATTTCATGGAAGCGGTGGCTCATAACCCATCGTTCGCCAAGAAAGCAGGAGTCCCGCAGTCCGTGGGAAAAGATTTCTCATCGGCTGATAAAGGCCGTAAATTTTTTAAAGGTGGAACTATGGCTAAGAGCGACATGAAAGAAGACATGAAGGCTGATCTGAAACAAGACAAATCAATGATGCAGAAGGCTGTGAACAAACACGAAGGTCGTTTGCATAAAGGTGCGACTATGACCAAGCTTTCTAAAGGTGGCATGGCTCCATCTAAAATGGGTTCAGTTAAGACTTCTTCTAGTCGAGATGGTGTTGCGTCTAAGGGTAAAACCAAAGGCTCAATGATTGCAATGAAAAAAGGCGGCAGAGCCTGTTAAGGAGTAGATATGAAAAGACGTTATGACGATGGCGGTGAAATAGATGCAATGCAAGCAGCTAATGCTTCTGATGAAGCAATGGATATTGCGGATTCTATGAAACGTGGCGCTCCCGGCACTTCCGAGACAATGCGGGCCACCAAACCTATGCGCAAATCTGCGCCTAAAGCCGCTCCTAAACCAGAGGCTAAGGCTAAATCAGAGCCTGTTGACGAAACAAAAATGTCTTTGGCTGAACGTGCCAAAATGAGCCGTGAACGCGCTAGAGCAGGTAGCGGCCCAACCGATACACGTTCTGTTAGCGACCGTATTCGTTCTGCTATGGGCATGAAGAGCGGTGGTTCTGTAGGTTCAGCTTCCCGTCGTGCAGATGGTTGTGCCACCAAAGGCAAGACCAAGGGCACTATGGTTAAGATGAACATGGGCGGCAAAGCCTGCTAAGAAGTCATCATGGCAACCGTAAAACCAACCTCTAAAGTAGTTAAGTCTTTAAAAAAGGCTGGGTTTTATGGTGCAAGTAAGCCTAAGCGGCTTGGTATTATTAACAAAGTTACAACTAAACCTCAACGGATAGAAATGGTTGATAAATTGTTTCTAGCCAAGAAAGCTAAAGGTAATCCAAAATGATGGCAAGTCGCGGAATGGGGGCAATTTCCTCAAGTAAAATGCCCGGCGGTAAGCGTAAAGCTCGCCGCGATGACACTGACTTCACTCAGTTTGATATGGGTGGTGATGTGTCTGACAAAGAACAGGAAGATGCCGTTAAGCTTGGTGTTCAAAATCCACGTTTAAACCTTGCAAAAGGTATGAAGGAACTTGCTGCACGTTTAACTGCTGAAAAACAATTAGGCCCAAACACTTCTTTGCAAGCTTATTTAGATGCTAACGTTGGTAGCCGTGGCGCTAAAATACCGGGCGCTGGCGTTCAGTTAACTCATCGTTTTGCTGAAGGTGGAAAAGTAAATGCCGCCGGTAACTACACTAAACCCGGTCTTCGTAAGAAGATTGTGTCACAAGTAAAAGCCGCAGCAACTCATGGCACTGGCGCAGGCCAGTGGTCAGCCCGCAAAGCACAACTTGTTGCTAAAAAATACAAAGAAGCTGGCGGGGGTTACAAAGATTGAAAGCTCCTCAAAAATCGCTAAAAGATTGGGGCGACCAGAAATGGCGCACTAAGTCTGGTAAACCGTCGAGCAAGACGGGGGAGCGGTATTTGCCCGAAGCGGCTATCAAGTCTTTATCATCATCTGAGTACGCAGCTACAACCAAAGCCAAACGTGCAGGCAAGGCGGCGGGCAAACAGTTTGTAGCCCAACCTAAAACAATAGCAAAGAAAACGGCAGGATTTAGATGACCACTACCGGCTCAACGCTCTTCAATATGGACTTCACGGAGATTGCCGAGGAAGCGTGGGAGAGGGCTGGACGGGAAATGCGTTCAGGTTATGACCTAAGAACTGCAAGAAGATCAATGAATCTAATGACCATTGAGTGGCAGAACAAAGGTATCAATATGTGGACTATGGAGCAGGGGATCATTAACCTGACTCCGGGTCTGGCTACATATGCTCTGCCTACAGATACCATTGACTTGCTAGAGCATGTCATCCGTACAGGATCTAACACTGCATCAACGCAGGCAGACCTGACCATTACTCGCATTAGTGTTTCTACGTATGCAACAATCCCAAACAAACTCAGCCAAGCAAGACCAATCCAAGTATGGATTCAGCGTCTTTCTGGGCAAACTAATCCAACGACTGCGGTCTTGGACGGAGCCATCACCTCCACGGCAACAACGATCACCCTTAACACGGTGGTTGGGTTAGCCGGAGCAGGATTTATCCGTTTAAACAGTGAAGACATTTACTACACCTACATATCAGGGAATACCCTTGGTGGTGTGTACCGTGGTCAGAATACCACGGCAGCCGCCGCTCAGGCAGATGGCACAGCAGTCTTCGTCCCGCAGCTACCAGCCGTTACTGTGTGGCCTACACCCGATAACAGCACCACCTATCAATTCGTGTACTGGCGCTTAAGGCGAGTGCAGGATGCGGGTGCTGGTGTGGAGACCTCTGATATGAACTTCCGTTTCCTGCCATGTCTAGTGGCGGGTTTGGCATATCACATTGCCATTAAGACACCAGACTTGATGCCTCGCATTCAGATGCTCAAACAAATTTACGATGAAACCTTTGAAATTGCAGCCGGTGAAGACCGTGAGAAAGCTGCGGTAAGGTTTGTTCCTCGTCAGATGTTTATTGGTGGTACGTAATGGGGAATAGGTTTGCATCCGGCAAAATAGCGATTGCCATGTGTGATCGCTGTGGACAGCAGTTTAAACTTAAAAAGCTTAAGACAGAAATCATTAAGCAACGTAAGTATCAACTGTTGGTCTGTCCGGAATGTTGGGATCCTGACCAGCCTCAGTTAATGCTTGGTACATTTCCTGTTGATGATCCGCAGGCTTTGCGTAACCCACGCAAGGACACAACGTACGTTACGGCAGGCATAAATAGTATTGGTAGTTTGACTGGTGGTTCACGAGACATTCAGTGGGGCTGGCAACCGGTTGGTGGAGCTAGGTTAAATGATGCAGGATTAACACCAAACTACTTGGTGGCAACGACATTTGTTGGTACAGTAACGATATCTTAAGGAGTTTAAACATGGCATATACAAAATCAGCCGACGGAGTCGCTAAAAAAGGTAAGACTGATGTTCAAGTCTTCCCTACCAGCGGCCCTTCCCAGAAAGAAATGATGGGCGGAAAAGGTAAAGGTAAGGGTAAAACCAATGCCGATATGAAGACTATGGGTCGCAACTTGGCAAAGATTGCCAATCAGAAACGAGGTTAATCATGGCTACATACAGCAAAATGATGATGGGTAAAGAAGTTGGCGATGCCAAAGTCTATGCCAAACCACATACCATGTCTGGTAAAGCGGTAAGTGCTTCTGACAATCCCGGCTCCGGCCCTGACCACAGTGATGCCGGAACAGTTAATATGGCTGTAGGTAACGTTTATCGTCGCTCACAGCCAGCAGCTAAAACATCTGGCATTAAGATGCGCGGTGCAGGTGCAGCAACTAAAGGCGTAATGTCTCGCGGCCCGATGGCATAAGGTTTAAACGATGGCACTGACATACGCTCAACTTGTAGCTGCGGTAACAGATTACACGCAGAACACGTTTGACACGACCTCGATCAATGTAATGATCAAGCAGGCGGAACAACGCATTTATAACACGGTGCAGATTGCCAACTTGCGGAAGAACGTCACGGGTGTATTGTCAACCGGCAATAAGTACTTGGCTTGTCCAGAAGACTTCTTGTCGGTATATAGCCTTGCCGTATACCCGTTTAACTCTACAACTGCTACCGGAACCTCTGGTGCAAAGACTATTGTTGTTGTGAGTACAACTGGTATCGCTGTAGGCCAGCAGGTCACAGGCACAAACATTGGTACTAATGCCATCGTTCGCAGTATCAGCGGAACAACAATTACCTTAACTGTAGCCAACAGCGGGACAGTCAATACTACGGTTACCTTCCAAGGCGACTATCTGTACCTGCTGAACAAAGACGTAAACTTCGTTCGTGAAGCGTATCCTTTGAGCGCAGTGGTATCTGAGCCTAAACACTACGCCATCTTTGGCCCGCAGTCAGCCAATGTCAATGAGTTGTCGTTCATCCTTGGCCCTACGCCAGATGCCAATTACTATGCAGAACTGCACTACTATTACTACCCAGAGTCTATTGTGACTGCATTGACCACATGGCTGGGTGATAACTTTGACTCTGCGTTGCTGTATGGCACTCTGGCAGAGGCAGGAACATACATGAAGAGTGCACCAGAAGATGGTATGTACAAGCTTTATCAAGAGCGTTATGTTCAAGCTATTGCACTTCTTAAGAACTTGGGTGATGGTAAGCAACGTGCTGACGCTTATCGTGATGGTCAGGTTAGGGTTGCAGTATCATGAGCATTCTCCAAACCCAAACGACCAGCTTTAAGACAGAGCTATACACGGGCGTTCACAATTTAGCGACGAATACGCTAAAGATTGCCCTGTACACGGCTGCTGCTGATTTAAACGAAGCTACCACCGTTTACACAACCTCCGGAGAGGTAACCGGTACAGGATATGTTGCAGGCGGCGTTGCCTTGACTGGCGTAACCATTAGCTCCTCTGGGTATACAGCGTATGTAGACTTTTCTGATGTGGTGTTTAACGCATCGGTTACGGCTCGTTGTGCTTTGATTTACAACGTTACTCAGGGTAATAAATCTATTGCTGTGTTGGACTTTGGGTCTGACAAAACATCTACCAATTTCACCATCACAATGCCTGCAAACACAGCCACGGCAGCATTGATTCGTTCTTCTAACTAAGGAGTCACCATGACTATCGACAAAATGACCGCCACCGACATGGTGCAAGCATCTACCAAATACAACACAATGCCTGAAGACACAATGGCTATCCACGGTACATACCATGCCGTCTGCTATAGCGTAGACGGTTTTGTTAAGTGGGCTGATGACATTGAAAACTTGGTCACTACAGTGGGCAAGAACTTTACGCTCGACACCACGCTGGGTAACACCGCTGGCGGCGCAGTTGTAATGGGTCTTAAAGGCACAGGAACAGCAGTTGTAGCCGATACGCAAGCCTCACACGCCACATGGTTGGAAGTTGGTCTGGCTAACGCTCCTACATACTCAGGCAACCGTCCCACACCATCGTTTAGCGCGGCTTCTGCTGGTAGCAAGACTACATCTTCTGCGGTGTCGTTCTCTATCACTAGCACTGGCACAGTGGCGGGTTGCTTTATTAACATTGGCGGTAGCGCAACTAAAGATTCAACCACAGGCACATTGTTCTCTGCGGGTGATTTCTCTAGTTCTAAGGCTGTTGTTAACGGTGACACCATTGCTGTTACTTACACTGCTACATTGACTTGATATGGCTGCTGGATGGGGTGATAATGCTTGGGGTGCTTTAGGCTGGGGTGGTGTAACCGCCTACGAAGTCAGCATTACCGAGCCTCTCACCACATCCACAGCGTGGGGTGAAGATACTTGGGGGTCTGGTCTTTGGGGCGGTACAACACCGTTTGCGGAAACTCAGACTGTCCAGTTCACGGCTAATGCATCTATAACTGAGACTGCGGCTATAGCGGATAGCCAGTCTGCAATCACTGCATTTTTGGGGTCTGTTACTGAAACCGCAGCAATTACCTCTACAGAGTCAGCTACGGCGGCGTTTGCGGCATCCATTACAGAGACAGCCGTAACATC